CAGGCTGGTAATGGATTGCAGCGGCGGCAGCGGGATCTCGATCCACGGTTCGCTCGGCCAATCGTCAAGCCACAAATCCCAAGTCTGGGTGACCAGGGCGCGGCCGGTATATTCCTCGACGTAGGCCCGGGCCGCGGTGATCAAGGTGTTGAGCGTCCGGTCGTCGTTGAAAAAGGAAAGGTCCAGCCGGAGGTGCTCCTTGACCGCGGAGAGCGTAATCGGCTCAGACGCTGGCGGCGTGACGAGTTTTAAATTCATACTTGGTCCTCAAAAATTCCCAGGCTTCGCCGCTTTCGAGTTCCTCGACCGTCCATTGACAATAGGCGAGATGCCGCAGCCAGATATCGCGGTCGGGTCGGTGCAAGTCCTCGCTAAGCTTGTGCAGCGTAACTGCCCAGGCCATTGAGCCTTCGTCAAAAGTGAAGGTGGGGACTCCGGCAAGCACCGCATCGACGCCAGAATTGGAGTTCCAGGTAATCGCGCAGTGAGCGTTTTTAAAGGCGTCTTGCAAACCACCGAGGCGTGTCTCGGTCCCATCAACGGTAGTCGTCGCCCGCGCCTTCGGGTGGGGCCTAAAAACCACCGGCAACCCGAAAACCCCCCGGGCCTTGGCGGCGATCTCTCCATACCAGGTCGGGGGCAGGTTTTGGACCGACGCATCCCCGGCGACCTGGCCGAGCAGCAAAACGTATTCACCGGGCGTTGTGCGCCACGGCTTGACCTCGGCCGCGTCCTTGTGCTTCTCCCACCGGTCCCGGGGCTTGACGATGGGCATCAAGAACTCGGCGCGGCCATTTAACCCGTTGAAGCCGCAAGAGCAAAAGACATTTTCCCGGTCGCCGAAGTATCCATGCTCCAAAACAAGGACGTCTTTCCCGCGGTCGGCCATGGCCTTGTTAATTTTATGCTTTTTTGCCGACCAGGTGACCGACAAATCTACCGGCAGCGGGTGGTTGTGTCCGTAAACAACGTCAAGCCCATGCTTTTTTAAGCCGACGCCGAAGGCGTTTAACCACTTCAACGATTGCCGGGTTACCATTTGCGGCCTGTGAATTCCGATTTTCAAAACTTGAACCCCATCAGGTCGATTTCTTTTTGAAAAAGCTCATATACCAGCCGGCGGCTCCGGTCGCTGTAGTATTCCTGATACGGTTTTTTATCGCTCCGGTTGTAATGCGCAAGGCCGGGCAGCTCGGGAATCTCTTTTTGAAGCTCGGCCCAAAAATCCGGCAGGGTTTTAAAATCAAAGATCACGAGATGTCCGGCCTTGCGCCCCCGAGTGAAATCGGTCTGGGGGCGCCAGTGGATATTTCCGCGGATATTGCCGGCCACAACATCGACAAAACCATCAAAGGGCATTCCCTGCTCGCAACCAAGTTTTGAAAAGCCCTGCCGCTCGCACCTCCAGGTACAGACCTTTTGATGATAACAGGAGGCCAGGCGCTCCCATGTGTTTCGAAAAAAGGCGTAAACCCGATACTTGGCCGGGACCTCCCCGGAGTTGCAAAGCCCGAGCAGCGGGTGGACATGCGGGACCTCTTCGCCGTTTATTTCGACACCGCGCATTTTGAGTACCGCCGCTTTGATGCTACTCCCACCAACCTTTGGGATCGTGGTAATGGCGATGTTGTGTGTTGGAAATGCGACCGTTGTTCTCACCGAAAAACGTCCTCGATATTAGCCTTCGGGAAACACTCCAAGGCGCTGTCCGGGCTGCAATTAATGACCTCCACCCCAAGCTCGCGGAGCGGGTCAACGAGAGTCTGAAACTGCGGATGCCAAGTCTCGTAAAAGCTCCGGGTCAGGTCTGGATGATCACCGAACCAATGGGAGCGTCCGTCATCGGAAACCTTGAGGTCAAATCCGATGAGCAGTATTTTTTTTGCGCCCATCAAAACCGCGATATTGATCGCCTGGTAGCCGGAGTTCTTTCCGGTATGAATCGCGGTCGCCTCGTAGCTCAACCCCGGGCGCGGGCGGCCCTCGACCCATTTGAGGTCCGGGTATTTCAACGCGGCGTTTTTGCTGATCGTCGTCGAATCGCACTTGAGGCGGCCGCGGCAGGCCTCGTAATGCCACCCCCACCACTTGCCGTCACAGGCGTGGTGAAGGTCCATTTTCGGTGCGAGCAGGTAGGCGTCGTTGATCCCCAAGATCCGGACGCCGGCCGGGATGACGTTAATCTGCTCCATCGAAAGCGAGGGACCTGATCCGATCAAAACGGCCGTGTCACCTTCCCAGGCTCGCGGTATAAACCAGGGCGTCAGGGTCATTCCTCGGATTCCGCATCATCCCCAAATGGCATCGGGTCCGTTTCGGGTTCATCGGCCGTTTTAACCTCGACCTCACTTTTAACCGCCCGGGACGGCCGGCCGCGTTTTGTCCGCACCGGTTTCGGCGCGGGCCGTTCCGGTTCCGGTTCCGGTTCCGGTTCATCAGAAACTCGGACGGCCGCATTGCGCTTGAGCCAATGGCGGGCCGAGGGCACTGGCAACTCGTAAACCTCGCCGGCCTTAAAAACCTTGACGATTTTACCCTGCGCCTCGACCTCTCGGTCTTCGGTAAACTTCACTTTTTCAAAAATCATCTCGCCACCTGTTAAAAGGCCGCGCCGGTGCCGTTATCCGCCGGCGCGGCCTCGTCGCTGTAGGTCCTACCAGTTACCGCTTAATCCTTGTCAATCTCGATCTCGGCTACCGTGGAAAGGTCGCCGCTGGAGCTGGGACCGTACTTCGCGCGACCGAGGACGATGCAGGCCACGGGGCCGCCGGAGCCGGCGGAGACGATACCGAATTTACAATAGCGGTCGGCCGTGGTAGCCGTACCACCGGCAAAATCGTCGTTGGTGACCTCGATCACCACTTGGGAATTGTCGGTGCCGGCCGCAACCGTCGATGCGGTCTTAAAAGCCGCGGCGTTGTTGCCCGCACTATCACAAGTCACCGCTCGGCAAACCATGGTACCGGCCGCGTCCATGTTGCCGCCGGCAAAAACGGCCATTACGTCGGTATATTTGCTCATATCCACCACGTCGGAAAAAACCTCCGAAGTGGTAACGGTCTGCGGGTCGATGGTGGCGATCACCGCAAGCATTTCGCTGAGTTTCTGCATGGTGCTTATCCTTTCAAATCGCCCCGACCATGACGGCCGGGGCCTCATTCATTATTGGTGAAGCTTACGCGCGGGCGTCCAGCGTAACAGCCCAGGAGATGTAGTTCGAGCTGTCGCGCGGGGTGATGTAGGCCGCCCACCAGGGCTGACCAGCAATCCGCAGGATGAAACGATAGGCGAGCACGTCGTAATCAAACCAGAGGTGCATACTCACGTCCGCACGGACGTTGCCGGTCTTGACCGCGGTCATGTATTGCTTCAGGTCCACAAGGATGATGTCACCCTTGTCGCCCAGGGTTTCGCAGGCCTGGGTCGGGAAAACCGGGCGACCCATCAGAGTTCCATAAGGAGCCGCGCTTAAGCCTGAGGGCGGCATGTAGACCGGGAAAACGCCGGAGTTGGTGCCCTGAATCACCATCTGCATCAACTGCGCTTCGATGTCCTGGTTAATCAACCAAATGGCGTTCCGGCGGCAGGGGGCATAAAGGCGCACCCACATATTCATGATGTTTTCGGCAACCACCGTGTCGGCCGACTGCCCGGATTCGGCCCCAACCGATACAAGGGAGGCCGCGTTGAGAATCCCGAGGGGCTCGCCGGCACCGGTGCCCTGAACGAATTTCAAGTTGAGTTTGAAATCGAATTTCTCCCCAACCTTTTTCCGCAAATAACCGTCAAGGCCCGGGGCGTCTTCCATCAATTCCTCGGTAACCGGAATCAGGGCGGTCAGCTTGTTGAGCCTGATCGTTTTATCCTGCAGGGCAACCTTGGACTGCGTGAGCTGGCCGGCCTCGCTTTCGAAATAGGCCTGAATCCCGCCGCTGGAATCCCAGGGTGTGGTTTCATCGGCCGGAAACACGATGGTGTTTTTCGATGTCGGATTCTGATCGGTCATGGCAAGCAGGCTGTCCTCGCCGTTGACCTTCTGCCAAATTTCCTGGCGGAAATCGGGCGGAACAGCAAAGCCGCCGTCCGCGCCGACTCCCTCGCTCGAGTATGTAGTAGGGGCGTTCATTACCAGTCGCGGGTCGAGTTGCCCCCCCTGCCGAGCTGCTTGGCGGATGGCGATTGCGTATTCGCCCATGTTTTTCCAACCCCACTTGCCCTTATCCCGTGTGAATTGGGGCTCAAGGATCGCCCGGCGCCGGCTGTTCTGCGGGGCGGGCTCATGATCAATGGCGTTCTGGGGCTCGGTCGGGTTCGGCTCGGTTTGGCGGCCGACCGATTGGGCCAGCTTCGCCCGCTGGGCCTCGATCCGTTCCTTGCGCTCGATCTGCTCGGAAACCGCGTCGAATTGAGAAAAGAGGCTCCGCATCTCGCGGTCTTCGTCCTCGGTCAAATCCCGTCCCTCGGCCTCTGCATGGGCCTCCATGGCCTGGATCTGCTCCTGGATGTCAAGCAGGCTGTCTTTCAAGTTTTTAATGGTTTCGCTTTCCATTGGTCTTATACCTTTCGTGGTTCAATCGGTTGTTGTCGCCGCCTCTGGCCGGGGCTGGCCCCGCTGGGCACGGCTGGCCGTGCTACCAGTTGCGCTTTTTTAAAAACCCCTTGATCCTCGTCCTTTTGTTTCGATAGGCGTCAAGTTTCGGGGTGTCGGTACTCGTTTTGGTCAGGGCGTCGATAAGGGTCGGCGGCACCTTTTTGTAATTGGTAAGCCGATCCGGGCCGAAGCAGGCCGCGAGCTTGACCTCCTCGGTCACGGCGGAAATAAACCCGCGCTCCATGGCCTCGTCGGCGCTCATCCAAGTCTCGGCGGCCATGAGGTCGGATATTTCGCTTTCCTCAAGCCCGGTTTGTTTTCCGTAAGTGGAAACCAGCGAATCCTTTACCTTGTCCATCATGTCGGCGGTTTCCCGTAATTCGGCCGCGCTGCCGCCGACCACGGTCCAAGGGTCGTGGATCATCAAGAGGGCGTTTTCGGCCATGCGGATTTCGTCGCCGGCCATGGCGACCACCGAGGCGATGGAGGCGGCCAGGCCGTCGATGTCAACCACCACCCGAGCCTTGTGGCGCCGGAGTTCGTTATAAATGGCGATGCCGTCGAAGACGCTGCCCCCCGGGGAGTTGATCCGGAGGTTGATCTGCTCCGGGTCGCCGGCCTTTTTAAGCTCGCCCGCAAATTGCTTTGCGGAAATACCGCCCAACCACCCGGCGCCGATTTCCTCGTAAATGTAGATGTCAACCTCTTTTTTGCCCTTCGCCTGGATTGAAAATCCTTTTTTCATGGTGCGCTCGCTCCGATCCGCCCAGAGAGGGCATCGGTTGTTTGTTCGATCAAAAGCCCGGCCGCGGCCTCGGCCCGTTGGTGCTCGTCCCAAAGCTGGCCGCCGTCGAAAAGCTCAACCAAATAGTCGCGGGTTTCCGCGATGTGACGGTCGGCGTAAAGGCTCGCCACGGTATAAAGGGCGGCCCGCATATCGGGGGTCACATCGGCGCAAGTAATCTCGGCAAGGGCCACCACGGGATCATGTAGCGCCCGGGTAAGGTAGTCGCGGTGATCGGAAAAGAAACCGTCCATCCACTCGAAGAATCCGGCCCGGTCGTTTTTGTACCGCCTCGCCGCGTCAAGCGCCCGGTGGCGCTCCTTTGCCAAAACCCGCTGCATGGAGGTCACGAAAAACCGATTGACCCCGGCGCGGGCCGCTTGCCGGAAATCCGTATCTTGATCGCCGCCCGTATCTGCGACCTGCGCGACCGGTTCCTCCCCGATCCGCTCAAGGGTCGTGTACTGGCTCTGCATCACGTACTTGTCGCCGTCCGGGCCGATGGGGTTCATGTCCTCAAGCTCGCGGATGTCGTTTACCGACAAGCAACCCATTTCCCGCATGGTCTTATAGAAGTTGGCCCGGGCCTCCATGTCGCCGCGAAGAAGGCCCTTCAAGTCCATCTTGGTATAGAAAACACCCTGGTTGCGGGTGCCGATCAATTTATAGTCGGCTTCGGATTCAAACCGCAGGACCCACGGAAGGACGGCATCCTGAACCACCTCGATGGCCTGATGCTCGATGTTGCTGTAAGTTGACCGTTCAAGGTCCGCGATTTTGTGAGGCGGCACCCCGAACCACCGCGCGATCTGGGTCACATTGAACTTGCGGGAGGCGAGAAATTCGGCGTCTTGAAGCGGCATCCCGATGGATTTCCAAGTCATGCCCTCCTCGAGGATGGCCGGGGTCCATGCCGCTTGCGGGCCCTTATGCCGCTTTTCCCATGAACTCTTGAGCCGGTCGTAGGCATCCTGGGACAAGGTTTCGGGGTGCTCAAGGACGCCGCCGACAACGGTGTTATTCCCGAAAAAGGAGTTCATAAAGGCGTCGGAGGCGAGGCCGCTGCCGATGTCCCG